CGGCTTTAATGTTTAAATATCTTCCAAGTAAGAATTATAAAGACCTACTAAGTCTTTGTGCTTCTGTATAGCACAACTAGAGCAATTACCAGGAGGATCGTAGGTAGTTCTATAAACTCTAGCGTGCGTCTTAGCTAAGTTGATATTCTCTGAGGCTTTAAGGTTTTTCTTATCCTTAATGCTCTCAATGAATTTAAACTCTTCTAACGTTAAGGCTTCTGGTCTACGTCTACTGATTTTATTTAACCACTTCTTACGCTTCTCACAACCAGAACAAGGCTCCCCCCCATTCATAAACTCAACAAAGGCTTTGATGCCTGTCGCTTTTGTTACAGCTTCTACAGCGTCTCCTAATCCTTTAGACTTTCGGTCTGCTTCCATCTCTGCTTTAGTTCTTCTTTTTCTTTTTGGCTTCTTTGATTCCATCTTGTACTATTTTTTCAGTTTTCTCTAATGATAACAACGTCCTATGCATTGCTACTATGTCATTGTTTAACTCCTGAGTCTTTACTAAGTTTGCTCCATCTTCTTTGGCGAACTCTGCAAATAGTGCGTTTTGTAGCACATCTATCTGACCTCTAAGGAAGTTCTTGATCTCCTTCATTGTTTTTCTCTTTTCTAAGTTTATCAACCTCTGCTAGTGCCTCCTGTAATGTTGCATTCAGTTTTCTATTGTGAGCTGTTAACTCTTGCAGCCTGTCTGCTTTTCTTGTGTTACTGTTAACCAGTTGCTCAATTCTGGTCAATAAGTGGTCAAAACATTTTACTCCGTCCATACTATTTGTTTATTAATTCAAATTCTCCATTCTTGTAATCCATGTAATCCTCTCCTACAGATTCCTTAATTCTAGCCTTACACTCTTTTAAGTCCTTCGATATGCTTGCAGTGCTTATGCCTGTCTCTTCGTGTATCTGTCTTATGCTCTTCTCTGAGTATCTATAGTAGTTAAACAACATTCTATCGTACCAGTCCCACTTTTTAACCTCTTCATTTACTTTAGTATGTATAAGTTCTAGAGCTTTCTTGTCTGGTATATTGGTTGGTTCTTCATGCTCTTGATACGGTAACAGCTCAACGGTTGGTACGCTTCCCTTTCTTAACTTATCCCCAAATAGGTTATGCATAGTCCTAAACATATAAACGTTTGAAACTGTAGGGCATTTCTTTTCGTTGAGTGCTTTAGAGTTCATTAGTTTTATATAGGCGTCCTGTACTAAATCCTCGGCATTGGAACCCGCCCCTATCTTTCGGGCGTAATGAATCCACGTCTCATGCTGTTCGGCTAGTTTCTTGATCCACTCCATTAGTTAAGGTTTTGAAAGTTACCAGTGTAGTAGTACTCTAGGTGAGTTAACGGTACAGTTAGCTCTTGTCCTGACTCCGTATTGACAAATACATGGTAGTCGTAGCCGTAACCGTCAAACTTAGTAAAGAACTTATAAGCGTGATAAATAAAAACCGTCTCTTCTATCATGCTTACAGTCTTAAATTGTACGAACTGCGGGAAATTATACTCAATCATCTCTTTTTCTTTTTTGGTTTCCAGTTTAACGAATGCTTCTCTATCTTGTCAAAGTTCTCTAATATGTAAAGAAGCTGTTCTTTTAACATGCAAGCCCTAACACTATTGCGTGGGTCTTTTATCTTAGCTATTATAGCCATGTCAGTCTTTACATACTTATGAAGGTCCTGAATGAAGAAAGCCCCCTCCATGCGTTTAACATAGAGAGAGCAGTTCTTCTTAGACAGTAAGTTAGTCGTTATCTCGGAGAAAATCACTAGAACGGTAAATCAGACTCTTCCTTCTTTGCTCCTGCTGTTGCCTTGTCCTGCCATTCAGCTGCAACCGCTTTGCCATCAGTCCAAACAACTTTACCATTTCCGCAATAACTCTTAGGGGTTTTAGCTTCTCTCTCTTCTTTGGTTTGTTGCTCCCAAATAGAGACGTTCTTACCCCATTCGTTAGTATCGTCGTTCACTCCTATTGTGTAATTCTTGTAGGTTCCATCCTGTTGTTTAATTCCTACGCTTAATAATACTCCCATTTCTAGATTGTTTTGTAATACTTTCGTGCTAATATAATCATTCTTTTCATATCTGCAATGTCTTTCTCCGTTAATTTTACATTAAAGACTTTGATTCTACGCTCTGTTGGTATCTTAGAGATGTCAAAATAGTTTCTAACGTCTATCTCTGTCTCTTCTGAAATCTCGGCACCTTCGCCACGGCTCCAACTTACTCTACGCATTTCGTCCAATATCAACGGCTCCGGTGTTTCTACTAAGCAATAGCATAGATAAGACTCTGTTAAACCTGTTAACCACATATAAGCCTTTAGCTGCCATTCATAAATATTATTCTTTAGCTCAGTCTCAAACATTGGAAACGTTGCAGCACTCCATGAACTCTTAACGTCTAACACATAACCTGGAGTAACTACGTCAGGAGTACCACATACATAATCATTCTCGAAATACTCATCATTCTTTACGAGAAAATCATCCATATAGATAGACGCCAATTCAATAGAAAGGTTTTCTACTTCGTTACCTTTGTCTAAGTACTTGGATTTAATCTCTTGACGTATTCCGTACTCGTGGTATTGATACAACTCCTTAACGTAGCTCTTAGCCCCCTCGCTTAGTTCTGGTTCTGCATCACGTTTAAGTATCAACGTATCTCTTAACTCCGATTGTTTCTCTGTTAACTTGATCTTAGACAGTAACCCGTTAAGCGTCTCTAGTTGCTTTGGTGTTATAGTTGTGCTTTTACTTGTAGCCATAAGACGCCCAAGAGAGGACGCCCTAATCTTTAAATCTTTCATACTGCTTTAAGTTGTTTCTCCTGCTCTGGAGTTAGCTTGAAATTCTTAGTAATTTGCTCAGCTTTTACCGTACCGCTTTTAACACCTTCTAACGCTTTGGAGAATCTATCCGCTGCGATGGGTTGCTTCTGTGCGTCAGTATCAACATCTGTAACAATACCGAGCATACTGGAAAGGGCGTAGCGTCTAAAGTAAGTAATACCACTACCAGAACTTTGGTAAATATTCATACGGCTCGCTTCATCCTGTGGTATCTCTGTTAGGCTCTCTATCGTTTCTCCTGTCTCAGTATGGAATAAGATAGTTTGTATTGAGTTACCTTGTAGCAACTGAGTAAACCCCAAACCATGATTCGCCAAAAGTGGATTGACCACCTCAAATATAGCAGGTAAATCTGCATAATTATAAGAGTATTTACCCTGTCCTGCTGTAGAATCCTTATAGATAACTGGGCACTCCTGTTGAAACGCTGCTAAACTCTTGTAAATGCTCAGCTTTTTACTTTCTAAAATCTCTGTGAATTCGTCTTTCATGTTTATTTGTTTTAATTGTTTCTGTAAATATAGCGATAATATTCAATAAAAATCATTGTAACGCTTTTATTTTTATGTTACGATCCGCATCCAATACAATCAAAATGGCTGTCCGTTGGTTTAGTTCCGTTTAGCTTCATTTCTAAGTTGTGAATCTTGTCCTTTGTTTCCATGTCCTGAAACATGTCACCCGTTAACGTTTCTTTTAGCGCTTCAATCTCTGCTTTGATTTCTTCTTTTTCCATACTAAATCGGTTAGTGTGTTTTATTTGGTTGTTGTAAACAATTTACTTACCTCTTGGCACAAAAAAAGTCCAAGTCTTTGCTTGTGGGTGTTCTGCCCTCCAAATTTTATACTTTATATATCCAATTCCGTAAACAACACCACAGAATCCTAATATAATTAAGGCAATAGTAAATTTTTCTTTTATTTTTTTCATCGTAAACAATTTACAACAACGTGTATAAACAAAAGCTATTATTCGCTTATTCGTTGTTTAGTTAATATTTATATGTATTCTTTTTAATCAATAATTATACGTATTTGTACGCTTCAATTTATACACAACTAAGTTATAAAGAATAAAAAGACGGAGTCGAACCGCCAAAAACACCTTCCTTTCGGTGGCTGCTAAACCCTGACCGCAGAGTTTTACAGATACTCTTCATAACTTTATTTAAAAAACTTTAAAACGCTTTTTACATTTAGCATTAGG